GTTAGCCATAGACCCAACCAGCTCATCATGATCTAGGCCGGTGGTGAATGGTCGAGGAGTGACCTTAAGGAGACCTGTCTCAGCTTGCTTGCCACCCACCAGGTCAGTGTAGGCTATGGTGTAGGGATAGACACCTGATGTTCCTAGGTTGGCTGATCCAATATCAACATAGCTCATACTGAAATTAAGAGTAGCTGATGAGCTGAGATCAATCTCCCTAGGTAGAGGTTCAGCGAGCAAAGCCGTACCACTCACCAGCCTGACCACCTTCACTGCATAGTATGTGTCTGTGGTGGTCTTCAGAAAAGCTCTAACCTCATCACGCTCTAAGCTTGCACCCACTGCACCAGAGATGGTCAGCGTGCGTCTGTCGTTGGCTATAGCTGTTACTGTCATGTCACCGCGCGACTGTACAAAGTTAGCTGAGAGGTCACCACCACTAAGCTTAACAGTGAGTGAGGGTGTGCCAGAGTATGGCTCTGCTGGATCCCAGACAAAATGATGGTCTTGACTCTTAACAGCTTTTCTCATCCTCGCTTCCCTCCTGTATTAGCTTTGCTGATGTCTGAGCCTGTGGCACGTTCTAGATCAGCCGCTTGAATAAATGACTCAGTCACAGGGCTCCATGAGTGACGGCAGTTATAACCGCCACATGAGGTTTTGACACTGAGGCCTTGACCGTTGTTAAGCTTTCTCATCTGCTTCTCATCAACCACAAGGTCAATCAGCGCTTTACAGAATGGTCGAGTGAGTCCATCCCGTGGTCCTGTGTAAAGATAGTTATCTAGTCCAGCCTGGTCAGCAGCTGCGGCTGTGATGGAGCGCCCAAACTGACTGATTCTAGTTTTGACCTCTGTTAGCTGTCTACCCTCTGAGCTTTCTAGCCTCTGGAGTAGATCCGATTTAACGAGGTAAATAGGGACTTCAGCAGAGATGGAGAGTAGCGCGTCTCTCGTTGCTCGCTTGAAGTCTGGTATGATTACGTCTTCAAACACAGCGCTAGCCGTCTGCGCTTGGATCAGGTCGAGCTGAGGAAGCATCTGAGGATCATAGGTGAGTCCTATAGCCTCAAGTGATTTCTCCGCGGCCGCTCTGATTTTGTCTGATGCTTCAATGAATTCGTCAACAGCCAGCCCCAGACCACCACGAAGGATGAGGTCTAGTAGCTGGTCATCATCAAAGCTCAGTAAAAGCTCAGGCTCTGTTGAAGCGCTGGCCATCTCGATGATAGAGACTAGCTCTTTACGAGCCTTGGCGAGTGAGGCTTTTAGACCTCTCTCAGCTTGAACTTCTGCTTTGAGTTGATCGCGTCTGGATCGGATGAGTTGAGCCATGGGGCCACGTTGACCCTTCACCTGACGGGTGAGGTCATCTATGGCCTCTTGATCTGCATCTATCTCACTGAAGTGATGATGATGGTGATGACTCAACTCCTCCATCTTTGATCACACAGCAGTGCATGCCGTAATGATTCGACCTAAGGTAGAATCAACAGCCTTAAACTGGTGGACCTCTTCAGCGTAGACATAACGACGTGTAGAGTCGAGACTGTCATATTGACCAGCCTGCATACCACCAAACTCAAGGTTAAGAGCGCCCACTGGCATACCCTTGACGTTGCCTGACTTTTGCACGATAGCGTCTGAGCCCTTGAGGATACCCATGAAGATATCAGTCTGGGTCCAGATGAACGCCTCATCAGAGGTTGCACCGGGTACAGCGTTATCACGTCGAGCTTTGCCCACGTAGATGTTGGGGATGCCCAATACGTCACGAAGTACAGTGATGACAGCCTCATCATTCAGGATCCGGCTACCTGACGCTAGGCCATTAGCTGTACTCCCTACATAACCGCGCACTTCAGGATTCTTGGCCAAAGTACGGAAGACCTTATAGCCCATCACAAGGCTATCAGGCATGATCCCGTGTGCAGCCTCAAAGACAGTGTTCTTAAGGTCATAGAGGTCACTGAGAGGCTCAGCGCCAGCAGCGTCAAACTGACCACCAAACTCAGCAGCCGCTGTGGCATTATTAAAGTTACCAGTCCCAAAAAGAAGGTCGGCTGCCCGCTTCTCTTTAGCCAACTTCATTACACGGCTGACCTTACGAGCCATCCGCGCTTCTTCGCTCCCTGGATACTGGCTATCGAAGATATCCTCCATGGCGATACTATCAGAGGCCGCAAAGATCTTAGCCTTGAAGGTTTGACTTGAACGGTCGAAGCCTCCAATGGTTGCGCGTGATGCACCTGGAGCACGCTCAAGGTCAAGACCTGTGCCAGCACCCATGAAGTTACGAGTCTGCTCAAGAAGGAGAGTCCCTGAGCGCTCAGGGACTTTGATGGTCTCAAAGATCTTATCAGCAATGAGCTGGTCATCACTAGGCACAGCCTCGACTACAAGACTTGTAAGGATCTGGTCGACAGGGTGTAAGTTGCTATATGAGCTTGCCATGATTTACTCCTTAAGGCTCTACAATGACCGGACCAAGAAACATCACTTGTATCTGGTCACCAGCTGAGGCGGAAGTTTGATTTACGTTTGGGATCATTCGGCACACAGCAAAATCGCCAGAGGCCACATTTTCTACTCTGCCGGTCGTACCTGTCACTGATTTAAGTCTAGGCTCAGTAGATGCAGTGATACTCCCACCAGCAATAGCTCGACTTACTCCAAACGTGACAACGTCCACAGGATCACCAGCAGAGGCTGCCCTTTGAGCGATACCTACACAGGTTTTATCTGTGCCAACAGTTGTGATTTTAATTTTGCCGTTAGTGTGCAAAGACACAAGAGCGAACTCTGTAATTGCCTCATCTGCAATGAATGATTGAATGATCTGATTTGAATCAGCCATGATGATTAACCTCCGAAGGCTTGAAGATAGTAGTCAGGATTGTCAGCGCGGAACGTAGCCAGCGCTTCACTGTATGAGATAGATTTCTCAGCTGAGAGCTTACGTACCTCTTGGTCGAGGGTCGCCTTGCTGATCTCAGCACCGCTAGCACCATGCCCCACCTCAGCGAGTGGTACAGAAGCGCCAGCCTCACGAGCGCTGAACATCTGCCAGAACTCTGGCTGTAGTTCGCGAAGTTCCCAAGCTTTGCGTGCTACGTCATTCTCAGAAGGTGCAATCTTACCCTCACGTAGAAGGACGTCAACAGCACGGTCACACTCAGCAGAGTCACGCTCAGCTCTGAGCTTCTTAATCTCAGTATCCTGAGCGCTCAACTTCTCATTAAGAGCTTGGATTTCTGAGAGCATCACAGGTGAAAGAGCTTCACTCATCTTATACTCTTCTTTCTTCTCGTCATGCTCTGGAGTGTGAGCAAGCTTCTCAGCCTTCTCTTCATCATCCTTAGCGGTCATTGATTCAGCCTTGTCCTCTTCAGACTCAGCTTTGATAGAGGCTTCTGAGTCAGCCTTCATCTCTTTAATTTGGCGCTCAAGCTCTTGGACCATTTCATTTTTGGCCTTGAGCATTTGCTTGAGCTCTTCAGTTGACATGCTGTCAATGCTGTCCATCTGAATCTCCTCTGTTAGTGTTACCCTATCAATCTGATCATGTGATTGAGCAGGGCGTGGGGTTAGTGTGATAGCGAGTAGTTGAGCATCTCCGACCTTTGAGCCGCCCAACCTATCAAAGACCTCACCGGCTAGAAACTCAGGAGAGCTCCACAGCACACCACCAGCAGAGGTGACCACGTCTAGGCCACGCTCATTATAAGCCGGTGTCGCATAGAGACCATCCTCCCTTAGCTCAAGGTCAATGATTAATCCTAGCGCGTTGCCTGACTCCGGTGGCGCTGGTGTCCCACCTTGAAATGGTGAGGTAGCGTGTTGCCAGTCGATGATCACAGGGTCATTCTCTTTACGAGCATTAAACACCCTCACCATCTCGCTGAGCATCTCAAGGTCGATCTCTTTACCGATAGCCTCACCACTCATCCTCGATGAGACTTGACCTAGCCCCAGAGTTTTAAATGGTCGGCCTATGGTGAGACCATCAGGGATCTCATAGCGTGGAGCCTCAGAGAGTTGTAAAGCCTCTCCATAAGCTCTGAGGGATTGCGCTTTATTGTCTGCTGAGTCCATTTGCTTAACTACCTTTCTAGACCATGAGAAGCCTGCATCACCGCCCCATCCATGCCAAGCTTGCCAGCCTTTACCCTGCTCATCCCACGTTGAACCCTGCTTATCCACCTCATGTCTAGTGAAGTAGGCTAGCATACGCTTAACGGTGTCAGGTGAAAGCGTCTTCCCTGCTTTCAGGTCACGAGCTCTGGCAATACCAACAGGAGTCATCCCACGTTGAGACTCTGGTTTAGTTGCTCTGACTTCAAGCGCTCTATTGGCTGAGTCACGCACTCCCTGTGGTGGGGTGAAGTCAATGTGACCATACCGCTTAGGGCTGAGTTGCTCAGACTTCTTCTCTCTCTTCTGAGGGTGACCAGTGGGCAAGAGGTCGAGGTCTGTGGTGTAAGCTTTCTTTCTCTGACCTGTGGCCACTAGTTTTAGGAAAGTACGCACACGAGCAAGAGCCCACTGAGTCCTAGTCATGCCAGGTCTGTGGCTTACACTGAATGCACCGGCCCCACGTCTGAAGACAGCTTTAAGTGTGCCTAGGTCAACCCGTCTAGCCTTCTTGGTGAATCGTGCGTTGTGCTTATCCCTCATACCCTCCAGAGCTTTAACAGCCTTCTGAGAGATCTCGATCCCACCTCTTGACCCACTAGCAGACCCTTTTGGATTGATAGAGCTCCCCTTGACTCTGTCCTTCTTTGGCGCTGGTGTCTGTGCCTGTGTGCGCTTCTTAATCCTCTTAACCATTCTCGCGCCTCCTCCTGATGAGGTGTTCAGCGAGTGTGGCTACACCACCACCACTGCTAGCGCTCGATACTCTAGAGATGGATGAGCGCTGTGCATCCTCTGGGAGATCACCAGCGCCAAGTCTCTCTCTGATTGCTCTCTCTAGTTCATCATCAGGAGTGAGGAGACCAGACTGGACCAGACCAGGGAGCATACCCAAGCTCTCTGCTAAGTCATCAGTATCAAGGCCAGTATGTGTGAGCCGTGGGAGTTTAGAGGGATCAATACAACCATAATTCCAACGTATGAGCCGGCCTATGGTCCCCCCACCACGTCTATCAATGCCACTCACTTGAGACGCCACTAGGTCACACAAGTTGATAGCTGCTCTCCTAAATACGCTCAGATGGATCTCACCCACTGACCTAGCTCCTGTCTCTGTATTGCCTAGGTCTGCAAACTGAGTCAGAAAAGCAGAGGCTATCTGAGAGTCACACTTAGTGATAATATTGATAGGGCCATCAGCATAAAGGTTGGGTGTAGCTGCGTATGTATCAAACTTAACCGCGGCATTCTCTACAAGATAGGATTGCTCAGCGCTGGTAAAGGCTTGAGCTTGTGACTCAGCGTCATTAATCATCGCGTCAATGTCACCATCTGTAAGCCCTAGTGACTCAGCCTGTGAACGGTCGACAACGACCTTAGGTGATGGGACGGCCCACCGGTCGAGACCCACACACATGAGATTCGCCACACGTTGTTTTGTCCTCCACCACCACCACACCGGTCTGAGCATCCCCACTCCCTCAAAGTTTGAGCCCGTCTTATTGAGGGTGAGAAGTAGAAGCTTATTGGCTGGGATGGGCTCTGGTACTTTGCCTACACCTACTGTGTTTTGTAGCACCCCATCGAGACGCTGATTGTCACGGCTTAACCACTGTGAGTGCGCAGATGGCTCACGGTCAGCGTAATGACTCAACCATACTCTGATTGATCCATTATTGTCTGGGCCTACTTTGTACACCTCCTCAGCGTAACGATAGCCCAACGGGATGAACTCAAGTAAGTAGGCAAGTTGCTCCTCCCAACTTACACTCATCTGTCCACTGTACCCATCAAGGCCCCAGCATTCGTTTGCATATCGAGCAAGCTCATCAGCCACATGATCACCCTCGACACCTGGCACCCAACGCCATGACGCTGAGAGCAAGGTCTGCCTCAGCATGTGCCATGACCGTCTAACGATGGGATCAGTCCTCATCATCTCTTCAGCCTCTGAGACCCAATTGAGCCCAGTGAGCTGAGGATTATTTTCCTTGCCGGTGATGTTTCCACCAGAGAGCTGAGTACCTGAGATACCTTTAACACCTAAACGTGGGTGCATGGCTCTGAGGTGTCTAGGCGGTCTTTTAATATCTGTCATGTGGACCCCTATGAGCCTAAATGGGTTAGGCTACCATAGGTGAAGATACAGATTTTAATCTTCTCTGTCTACTGGATCAATTGTGGGTAACCAGTCCTCAACGATGGGGTGTAGTATAACCTCGTCTGGATCTTTGGTTTTAATTGGTCCCTGACCACTGAACATTGATAGCTTATCTATCACCGCTATTTGTAGTTCACTGATCTGCTCTCTGCTGAGTTGTACTTGTATCTGAGCGTCCCTAAGTCTACCGATGAGCGCGGCTCGATCTGCGTTAGCGGCTGCCAATTTGTCTTTGAGCTCTTCAACTTCTGATGGGTCGCGACCTGAGGCTATAGCCATCATGGATGAGATGGACCCAGTGATCATCCCTAAGATACCCACCAGGACATCACGGTTTTTTTCTACTATTTCAACATAGGTGAGGAAGAGAACAAGACCCACCACCAAAACCATGAAGAAGACAGAGAACCACCACCCACGCTTAGACTTGATCTCTGATGTGATCTCTTTTTGTGTCTTAGTGTTGGGGACCATAGAACAACCTCACCATAAATGAAGCAATAACCTCTAACCATCTAACATACCCCTGTGAGCTCAACCAAGGCCACAAGACGCAGATGATATAAATGAGGCTAATGAGCCCCAATCGAGGGAGTGCCCACCACACCCACTCCATAATCTTTCTATCTCTGGCTCTGCTCCTCACTCGTTTTGGACCACCTAGTCTCTTGACCTTATCGTTCCCCTTTGGCGGCTGTAAGCTCTCGATGGTCGAGCCCACTGCATAAATAGACTGAGCAGAGGCTACCCCTTTGAACTTATATAGACCCACGCAGATAAAGCGCGTCCCTTTTGGGGTGTGGTAGTTGGTCTGGTTCCTCACTGCATTGATAGCTTCCTGAGTGAGTAATACCTGACCGGCTCCACAGAGTGACATGGTCCTAGCCGCTATGTTCTTACTGATCCCCTCAAGCTCAACCCTTTTAGCTCCAACAGCTGTCCAGGTGTCATCCTGTTGTACTTCGATCACTGAGCCCCAGTGAATCCCGATCCTAGTATTGAGCCTAGTCTTGATAGGGATGGTGGCTTGATAGTGAAGAGCAAAGTTCACTGCATCTATGGGACGCTCAAAGCTCAACATGAATCCATCAGACCTGTCTATCTCTCGACCATCAAACCGATAGAGTAGAGACCTTGCAAGCCTATCATGATATTGGAGCCAGATAGCCGCGTCTTTGGCTCCTACACGCTGAACAAAAGCTGTGGAGCCTATGAGATCCAATAGCACTATGCAGAGTTGACGCTCTTGTAGATCTACCATGACTTGCTCTGAGGTCTAGGGTGATGTAGGGTGCTTAAGCTCTCCTCAGTCGTTTATTATCAATAACACAATACTGATGATGTCAATCGCCACGAATTGAGGAGAGCGTTTAACCTCTGCCATGCCCGTGGGTGTGATCTGGCAACGTTGCATCATGTATCATGTTCCCAAGGTTCTCCAGCCGTCCCAAGCTTAGAATGTATAATAGCTCCATGAGTGGGTGTGCGATTAAGTTATGTACGGGCCAATTCTTGTATATTCTTTTCATATTAAAACCTTGATCCTTTACCGCCCACTCTGACACGTCTATCAATGGGTGTTTTGGCTGTGTATTGTCTCTGATCCACCAGCGTATCTGACCAGTTCCATGTGATGCAGTCATAGCGGAGTGCATCTAAGGGGTCTTCGCGTCCGTCTTTTTTAGGTTGCTCTTTATTATCCCAACCATAAGAGTAGATGGCCTTGCGTATGCTGTTACCTGTGGCACGTTCGCCAGCGTCCCAGACCTGACGGGTGATGAGGTACTGACCACGGCTGAATGCTCGCTTTAGTCTCTGGATACCGTTGAGCACATCAGTCCTAATGG